CCAGGACGCGCACCGTCGCAGTTCAGGGGTTTTCAGGGTTTGACAGATAAACTAAAACAGGGGGAAAAATGATCAACGAAAGCTTGAAGAGTTTGGCCACGCCGATCGACGACTTGCACACGCTGCCTGGCAATCCACGCAGGGGCGACATTGCCGCCGTTGCGCGATCGCTCGAGCGCTTCGGACAACGCAAGCCGATCGTTGCCAAACACAGCGACGGCACGATCATCGCAGGCAACCACACATGGCAAGCAGCGAAGCAGCTTGGCTGGAGTGAGATCGCGGTCGTTTGGACAGACGACGATGACAACACAGCCCACGCATTCGCGCTCGCGGATAACCGCACCGCCGAACTTGGAACCTACGACGAAGACGCGCTTCGAGAGATGATCGCGCAGCTCGTAAATGTAGATCCAGAACTAGTAAGCGACGCCGGCTACAACCAGGAAGCGATCGCAGAGATTCTGAAGATTCCGGTCGAAGAGATTCCAATGGCCGGCGACTTAGATGCAGCACCAGCGAAGTCAAGAACAGCGCACAGCGTCGAAGGCGACACATGGATCCTCGGGCCGCACCGCCTTGTTGTTGGAGATTCAACAAACGCAGAAATTCTAAGCAAGGCACTCGGCGGCAAACTTGCAGATTGCATCTTCACCGATCCGCCATACAACGTCGCATATACCGGCGGAACAAATGAAAGCCTAACAATTCAGAACGACTCCATGAGCGACTTAGAATTCGAATCGTTTCTCCTTGCAACTTACGGAGCGATGTACGCAAACGCGAAAGAGGGCTGCCCGATTTATGTCTGCCACGCAGATGGAAGCAGCGTCACTTTCAGATCAGCGTTCAAGACTTCCGGATTTATGCTCAAACAAATTCTTATCTGGGTGAAAGACAACTTCACATTGAGCCGCCAGGATTACAACTGGCAGCACGAACCAATCATCTACGGATGGAAACCAGGAGCAGCTCATCCCTGGTTCGGCCCATTCAACGACTCAACCGTTCTCGACTTCGCAACGAAGGACTTGGACACATTGAGCAAGACAGAACTCGTCAAGATAATCGAAACAGCAAGAGAGTCATCGACAATTATTCGAGAGCCACGTCCACGCAGAAATTCAGAACATCCGACCATGAAGCCCATCAACCTCATCACTCGTATATTGAGCAATTCGGCAAATCGTGACTCGGTTGTTCTGGATCCATTCGGTGGATCAGGATCCACTCTGGTCGCCGCTCACACACTAGGAATGACGGCAGCACTTGTCGAATTAGATCCGATATACGCAGACGTTATATGCAAGCGCTGGCAAGAACTGACTGGAATCCTTCCAATCAACGAACTCACCGGCAAGCCTTACGATTTCATAGGAAGCGACAATGCCTAATCCCCCAAAGACAATCGAGCAGAAGCGCAAACTGGGCAACCCAGGGAAACGACCACTTCCAGATAAAGCAAACCTGATTGCATTACCAATGGCGATGCAAACACCAGAACCACTTCGCCCACTTGGATCAGAAGGACAAAACATGTGGGAACGAATCTGGCAAGCAGGACGTGCATGGATTTCTCCAACCACAGACATCGAACATGTGATGATTCTTTGCGAAACGATGGATGAACGCGTTCAACTTCGGGCGATAGTTTTCAGAGGCGGAGAATGGCGCGACCGCGTTGCATTGCGCCACCTTGATCACCAGATAACCGCAATGCTTTCATTGATTGCATTCAACCCGGTCGAGCGTTCGCGACTCGGACTTGCAGAAGTTCAAGCACAGACACGCATCCAGGAATTGATGACGCGAGCACGTGGCTAAAAAGAAAATTCAATCATGGCCGCCGCGTTGGATAACGCCGGTGACGATTGCAGATCGCAAACGCGGTGATGGCCCTTTATATTCTGAATTTGCAGAAGCCGTATGCAGAGTAACCAAAGACTCGGTCGCAGCACCAGCCGGCGAACTTTTACACCTGCGCGATTGGCAGAAGGAACTTCTCAACCACGCACTAGCACGCAGGCCAGATGGCAGGATGAAACACAGAGTCGCCCTAATCGGCATGGCGAGAAAAAATGGAAAGAGCGCACTCGCAGCTTCGATGGGTTTATCCGCGCTCACACTTGGCGGCAACGGTTCCGAAATTTATTCATGCGCAGCAGATCGAGATCAGGCTCGCATCGTATTTGGAACAGCAAAGCGAATGGTTGAACTTGACCCGGAACTTTCTTCGATGTTTACACTTTACCGCGACGTAATCGAATACAAAGACAAGGGATCCGTTTACCGCGCCCTTTCAGCAGAGGCATACACGAAAGAAGGACTGAACCCTTCACCGATCGTGATCTTCGACGAAGTACACGCGCAGCCAAACCGCGAACTCTGGGATGTTATGTCGCTCGCCGGCGGCGCACGATCCGATTCACTTTTACTTGGCATCACCACAGCAGGAGTAAAGACGCAAGCAAACGGTCAGGACAGCCTCGCCTATTCATTATATCAATACGGCCAGAAGCTCGTAAAGGGCGAACTCGTAGATCCGTCGTTTTTCTTTGCATGGTGGGAACCGAATAACCCAGAAGCAGATCATAGAGACAAGCAACTCTGGATTGAATCAAACCCAGGATTCGCAGACATCGTCGATGCCGAAGATTTCGAGAGCGCCGTCTTAAGAACACCAGAAGCAGAATTCAGAACCAAGCGCACAAATTGCTTTGTATCAACAGCAACCGCCTGGCTTCCGACAGGATCTTGGGAAGCATTGATCGACACAGAGAGAACGCCAGAACCAGGCGAAAACGTCATCCTTGCATTTGACGGAGCCTTCTCAAACGACAGCACCGCGCTAGTTGCCTGGCTGCTTGGCGGAGATAAACCGCATCTCATGGTTGTAGGAATCTGGGAACGACCAGACGATGCAGAACAGGGATGGCACGTGCCGGTGGCCGAAGTCGAACAGACGATCATCGACACTTTCAGAAATAGCAACTTCCAAACCAAAGAGATCGTCTTCGACCCGGCGCGATGGCAGCGCACCTTCATGGTTCTAGACGAGCAAGGAATGCCAGTTGTTTCATATCCGAACAGCGCAGAGCGCATGGTTCCAGCAACGCAAAAATTCTACGAAGCCGTAGTGAATCAAAGCTTTACCCACGATGGCGATGAGAGAATGGCAAGACACATAACAAACTGCGTCACGAAGCAATCATCTCGGGGCGTAATGGTTGCGAAAGCAAGCTCGAAGCGGAAAGTCGATGCGGCAGTAGCCGCAATCTTCGGATACGACAGAGCAACGCAACCACCAGAACCAAAGCCGCCTGTGGCTAGGTTCTTCTCGGTTCAACTTTAGGAGCGCAATGAAAAAAATAGACTTCTCACTCGTAGCAGAGGTGACTGGCGTAGCATTAGCAACCACAGGAATCGCAATGCTCTCATTGCCGATCGCATTAATTACACTGGGAACATTTCTAGTATGGATAACAGAAAAGGCTAACTGATGAGTCTATCGAAGCGAATCAAAGCAGCAGAGCAGAAGCGCACAAACAATAGCCAATGGGTCGAACCACTCATCCCAGGACGCCCTGCTTACATGGCCCCATCTGGAATCGATGTAACAGCAGACTCTGCAATCCGCATGTCAACAGTTTATGCATGCGTCCGATTGCTCGGCGATACGATTTCCTCATTGCCACTTGCAGCATACGTCCGACGCGGAAGAAACAGAATCTCATACGCCAGCGTTTACGGAGAGCAACCAGCCTGGATCAATAAACCGAATCCAGAAGCATCGCGCCTCGAGTTTTACGAACAGATCATCGCCTCACTTAATATTCATGGCAACGCATTCATCCTCACCGTTCGCGACGACATGGGCGAAGTTCAAGAGGTCTACTGTGTTCATCCAGACGACGTTCGCATTGAACGACCACGTCCTGGCGAGCCAATTATCTATAAGATGAGAGATGCAGAAGGAATATATTCTCGCATTTTGACCTCACGCGAAATGAAACACATCCCACTCTTTAGACTTCCAGGATCCATGTACGGCCTCGGCCCGATCGCAGCAGCTCGACTCACGATCGGCGCAGCAATGGCAGCAGACACATACGCAGCCGCATACTTCGGCAACGCAGCAAACCCAGGCGGCGTCATTGAAGTGCCGGGCGAATTAACAGAAGAGCAGGCAGGCGACATCGGCCGCGATTGGAACATCACCCACACAGGGCCGTACCGCGCAGGCAAGATCGGAATCCTTTCCGGCGGCGCACAATTTCGCCCACTGACACTCAACGCAGCAGATGCGCAGCTACTAGAAGCGAGACGCTTCAACGTTGAAGACATTGCAAGATTATTCAGAGTACCGATCAGCCTGCTCGGACATCCAGTAGCAGGAGCAATGTCCTTTGCAAGCGTTGAAGCACAGAACCTCTCATTCGTGCAGCACTCACTTCGTCCATTACTGGAACGAATCGAACAATCAATGTCCGAATTACTTCCAGAACCAGACGGCTTCATCAAATTCAATCTTGACGCATTGCTTCGTGGAACCACTCTCGAGCGATTCGACGCATACACAAAGGGCCTCCGCGAAGGCTTCCTATCACTTAACGACGTCCGCGCCGTTGAAGATTTATCGCCACTCGGAGTAGCAGGCGATCAATTCAGAGTGCCACTTCAGAACATCGACGCAGCAGATGCACCAGATGTAGGCCTCAAACTTCGAGCTGAGATCGCAGCAAGCCTGATCCAGGTCGGCTTCGATCCAAAGGCCGTAACAGAAGCGGTCGGATTGCCAGCAATGGCCCATACAGGACTGCCATCAACACAGCTGCAACAGATCTCAACGATAGATCCAGCAGATCCAAAGAGCGCATACGAAGTCAACTCAAGAGAAGCAAGAAGCGAGCAACCGCACATGGTTCTACAAGTTCCAGAACCAACCGTCAACGTTGCGGCTCCGAATGTAACAATTGAACCGGCGATGGTTATGCTTGAATCACCTCAAGTCAATGTTGAAGCGCCAAATGTAAGCGTCGATGCACCGACAGTAAATGTGACAAATACAATCGAGCGCAAGAGAGTCCGTAGAAAAATCATCCGAGATGAAAACAATTTGATTATTGAAGTCATCGAAGAATTTGTAGAAGGGGATGAATAATGGCAACAGGTCTAAGTTCTTATCTTGCTAACAAATTTCTGGATTCAGTTGGCAACGCCACCGCTTACTCAGCAGCCAACGTTTATGTGAAACTTCACATCGGCGATCCAGGAGCAAACGGCACAGGCAATCCAGCAACAGAGACAACTCGCAAAGCAGCCTCATTTGCTGCAGCAACAGCCGGTGGACTTACATCCGATGCAGACGTTTCCTGGACAAACATCGCAGGCTCAGAAGATTCCACCTTCTTCACAGTATGGGATAACGCAACAGCAGGAAATTTCTTGTTTAGCGGAGCCGTAACAGGTAATGCATATACAGCAGGCGATACCTTCACAATTCCAAGTGGATCACTAACAGCATCCCTAACACTCGCGAGCTAACATGGCGCAATTCGTCCTTGATACTTCTCACCTCGATGTTGACGTATTAGGCCCGATTACCTTCGCGACAGCAAGCGCTTCATTAGGATCCATAGCAGCAACGGCAACCGTAGCAATCGACAACATTGTCGCAGCTAATGCGCCTCTTGGAGCATTGCTAGCACAGGCAAACATTCCACAGGCGATAGTTCAAACTTCTGGTTCGCTAGGACTTCCGAACTACGTTCAACCAAACATCATCAGGCCAGAGATACAGATAAAGCAAGCCAAGAAAATAAAAGGACAAGCAAAGACACGACTAGGCGCAATGAAAATACAAGCAACATCAAGAATAGACTTCTCTGTGCTTAACGACGACGCAGAACTTCTCTTAGTGATATAGGACAAAAATGCCATATTTAATAAGCGACAAGCAGAGCGATTGCGCAGGATGGGCAGCCGTTAAAGAAGAAGCAGATGGCACATACACGACAATCGGATGCCATCAAAATAAGCAAGATGCCATCGACCAGATGGTGGCAGTTTCGATCGCAGAAAAGATAGAACCAGGCGGTGAAGTAAGCAACCGAGCCGTTGATTTATCGGCCCCGGCATTTATTCGAGCAAACGCAAAGCGTGGACTTGCATATTTGGCAGAAGGATATGGCGGCGACGGCCTGACAGAAGGAACCAAGCAAGCAGCTCGAGAGATGGCAGCAGGAAATATCACCGAAAACAAGATCAGGAAAATGGCCCCCTGGTTTGCAAGACACAAAGTCGATGGCCAGGCAGCAAAGAACAGCAACCCATCCGATCCACAATACCCAGGCCCAGGATTAGTCGCCTGGCTTTTATGGGGCGGAGATTCAGACTTCAGCGACCGAGCACAAAACTGGGCGCAAAGGAAGATAGATGCACTCGACGCAGAAGAAGACTCAAGGAGCAAAATGACAAAGAAAATCGAACGCCGCACCTTTACGATCAAGAACGTAGAAGCTCGCCAGGCAGAAGACGGAACCATGCGCCTCTCAGGATACGCAGCCGTATTCAACGAAGACAGCGTGCCGCTTCCATTCCTTGAGAGAATTGCACCCGGCGCATTCAGGAAGACCCTGACAGAGACACCAGATGTTCGCCTTTTGATCAACCACGAAGGCCTACCTTTGGCACGAACAAAGAACAAAACGCTTCGACTTCACGAAGACGAAACCGGCCTCTACATGGACGCCGATCTCCCAGACACGCAAGCAGCTCGCGACCTTTACACACTGGTCGAGCGCGGCGATGTTGATCAGATGAGCTTCGCATTCAGAGTGATCCGCCAGAAGTGGAGCGAAGATCGCAGCCGCCGGGTTCTTACCGAGCTCAGCCTTTCAGACGGCGACGTTTCAGTTGTGACTTACCCGGCCTATCCAACGACCACAGTCGAAGCTAGGGAACAGATCGCAGCAGCTCGAAAAGCAATCAAGGAAGGCCGCGAGATCACAGGCGAAAGCCTGATCGTAATCCAGGCAATTCTCGACAAGATCGACGAATCATACGAATATCTTGGCGAAGGAAAATCGATGCTGGAAACAGTTCTTGGAATTTCAGAAGACCCAATGATGGAAGAAGACGGAATTCGCGCAGTCGATACAGTCGGCAGCTTTGTATCATGGGATTCTTCAGGTGGAACAGCACGTGGAAGAATCGAACATGTTATGCGAGAAGGCGTTCTAGGAATACCAGGAACAGATTTCTCAATAACAGCTGAAGATGGTGATCCTGCTGTTTTGATTAGAATCTATGAAGAATTTCGAGATGGATGGCGTGCAACAGAAACTCTCGTAGGACACAAAGCCTCCACACTTACAGCAATCGATCCATTACCAGAAGCAAGTCCAGAAGATGCAAGTCGTAAGATTTCTCTACGCCTTGCTCAAGCAATCGTAAACAATATAAACTAGAATTCTGCTGCAATCAGCAGATACAAAGCCGGAGCGCCTCTCGCACCCAATATGCGCCGCGAGAAAAAGTGACACCACTTTGATCCAAACCCTAATCAGAAGGAGATCAACACATGTCAAAGTCTTTCCTTGATAAGTTGATCGAGCGTCGTGATGCAGTTAAGTCAGAGATGGACGCAGTTCTTGAAGCAGTAGCAGAAGAGAACCGCACTGACCTAACAGAAGAGGAAACCACAAAGGTGGATACACTCGTAGAAGAATCACGCTCACTCGATTCAAAGATTGAAAAGATGAAAGCACAGGCAGATGCAGATGCAAAGGCATCTGAAATCCGCTCAGCAGTTTCAGATGTTGTAATGCCACGCACAACAGGCGGCGCAACAATCACACGCGAAGAGCGTACATATTCAGCAAACTCAGGTGCATCATTCGTGAAGGACGCATTCAATGCGCAATTCTCAAATGACTACGCAGCAAACGAGCGCCTCGCACGCCATATGCGTGAAGAGTCAATCGAGCGTCGCGATGTTGGAACAGCACAATTCGAAGGTCTTGTAATTCCACAATATCTCGTTGACCTTGCAGCTCCACTAGCACGCGCAGGACGCCCATTCGCAGATGCAGCTACAAACAAGATGGCACTTCCACCAAGTGGAATGACTCTGAACATTAGCCGCATGACCACAGGTTCATCAACAGCCGTTCAAGTTACACAGAACGATGCAGTATCAGAAACAGATGTGGATGACACACTGCTCACGATCAATGTTCGTACAATCGCAGGCCAGCAAGATATTTCTCGTCAGGCACTAGAGCGCGGAACAGGTATCGATTCATTCGTAATCGCTGACTTGATCAAGTCATGGCATACAACACTCGACTCACAGATCCTCAATGGCGCAGGCACAGCCGGCACAATCAAGGGCCTTCGTGCTTCAGGTGGAAACGCAATCACATTCACATCAACAGCGCCAACAGTCGGATTGCTTTATCCAAAGCTCGCTGATGCAATTCAGCAGATCCAGACAAACGCATTCGTTTCACCTACACACTTCGTGGTACACCCACGTCGTCTCGCATTCTTGCTCGCAGCAGTGGACAGCACAAACCGTCCACTTGTTGTACCAGCAGCAAACGGTGCGACAAACGCAATCGGCGTAGGCGGATCACCAGCATACGGAAACTCCGGATACCAGATGCTCGGACTTCCAATCATCACTGATGCAAACATCGGAACAACATACGGAACAACAACAAACCAGGATGAAATCTATTGCGTAACAGCAAGCGAAGCTCATCTCTGGGAGCAGCCAGGATCACCATTCGCACTTCGCTTCGATGCGACAGGCGCTGGAAACCTTCAAATCAAATCTGTTGTTTACGGCTACGCCGCATTCACAGCAGAGCGCTACCCACTTGCAGCCTCGATTATTTCAGGCACAGGTCTAAGCGCTCCAACCTTCTAGTCGAAGGACAGCACTAAATTGTGCAGGGCGAGTGGCCCACCCCCCGAGTCACTCGCCCTGCACTTCTAAACAGGGGGAAACAAATGAAGACAGGACACAAAGTAACAATCGGTTCGTGCGATCCAGGATCCGTAAATGGATCCTTCGCATTCAGACTGATTCAAATTGCGCAAGCAAGAAGCGACAGACTCGGGCCATTTGTGAGAATCAAAGGCTCTGGACTTTTATCAAAGCAACGCAACCGCATGGTGAAACAATTTCTAGATAACACAAAGAGCGACTGGCTTCTTATGTTGGACTCAGACGAGCAGCTGACGACGCCGGCATTCGACGCCTTGATCGACACAGCCCATGACAAAGAGCGCCCGATCGTCGCAGGCCTTGTCTTTGCAGGATTTGGAGTACCAGGCAAGCCTTACCCAAAGCCAGTTCCAGCAATATTTCAGGACTCAGATAAAGGCTTTCTTCCGCTTTACAAATACGACAAGAACGCAGTCTTCGAAATTGACGCAGCAGGAACAGGATGCCTGCTAGTTCACCGAAGCGTTCTGGAGAAGATGCGAGAAGTCGCAGATCCAAACCAGGGAACAGACTGGTGCTGGTTCTGGGATGGGCCAGTAAACGGAGAATGGATTGGGGAAGATTTATTATTCTGTCGAAGGGCAAAGGCGCTCGGATTTACGATCCACGTAAACACAGCTGCCATCTTGCCGCATCAGAAGAGCTTCTGGATGGAAGAGATACATCATGATATTTGGCAAGATTAAGAAGATCCGGCGCAAGCCGGCAAAGGAAACAGCAACCGCCGATCCCAAACTAGAACGTGCAATGCTGCCGAAACCGGAAAGAAGGACGAAGCGTGGCCCTAACTAATGCCTATTGCACCCTGGCCGAATTAAAGGCCTCACTTGCGATCACAGACAGCGTGGACGACACCCCACTCGAAGCAGCGATCACAGCAACCAGCCGCATGATTGACGATTACACCGGGCGCTTCTTTTACCGCAACGGAACGACAGGATCACCAGTGGCTCGTTATTACACACCGCTAGATCCCTGGACGATGAACATGGACGATAACGTTTCGATCACGCAAGTGGCCACAGACGACAACTTCAACCAGACATGGGATACCGTCTGGGCAACCAGCGACTACATGCTCGAACCAGTAAATAACCCACAGCGCGGATGGCCAGTAAACCGAATCCTTGCAATCGGCCGATACGTTTGGCCTTATTATTTGCCCCAGGCTTGCAAGATCACCGGCGTCTGGGGATGGACAGCAACACCAGCAGAGATCAACATGGCAACCTTGATCCAAGCAGCTCGATTATTCACACGCCGCCAGTCGCCATTCGGAATCGCAGGAAGCCCGGACTTAGGAACAGTCCGCCTCACAGCCAAACTCGACGCAGACGTTGAAGCCTTGCTTCGACCATTCCGCAAGAACAATGGGCTGGCTAAATAATGCCAATGCAGCCAAGCCAGGTGCGAGATGCACTCAAGACAAGACTTCAAACAATTTCAGGACTTCGGGTTTACGAATTGATTCCAGAACCAGTAACACCACCATGCGCAATCGTGGGCCAGCTCGACTTCACATTCGACATCGATAACGCCCGGGGATTAGACCAAGCAAACGTCGATATTTACGTGATCGTCCAGCGCTTTTCAGAGCGAGCAGGCCAGGACAAGCTCGATGAATACCTTGCAGGCACAGGAGCAACATCCATCAAAGCAGCAATAGAGGGCGACAGAACGCTCGGCGGAACATGCCAGACATTGCGAGTCACCAGCGCAGAGTCCGGAACATACGACTCGCAATCGAACACATTTCTCTCGTACCGATACCGCCTAACAATCTGGGGATAAGGAGATCCAAATGACATACACAGTAATCTCACATCGAGAAGTCTGCGGAAAGACCACAGGCGAAATAATCACAGAAAAAGAATTGCAAGATGCAGAAGTTAGTGCAGAAGCATTAATTGCTGGAAACCACATCGAAGCAAGTAACAAAACATCACAAATCCCATCCACCAAAATCGAAACAGAAGAAGGAGCGACTAAATAATGGCTCGCATAGTTCTCAATAACGCATTTATCTCCGTCGGCGGAGTTGACCTGAGCAGTCTGGTCGCATCCGTAACATTAAATTCAACATTTGACGTAGTAGAAACAACAGCATTCTCATCAACATCAGCAAAGACACGTGTGGCCGGTCTTGCAGATAATTCAGTAACGATCGAATTTCAGCAAGATTATGCAACAAGTCAAGTAGAACAAACAATCTATCCACTTCTCGGAACAGCAGCAGCTGTAATCGTCAAGCCAAACGGCGCTACAACTAGTGCATTCAATCCATCATACACATGCAGTGCTATAATTTCAGAGTGGACTCCGATCAACGGATCCGTCGGTGAATTGGCCACAGCATCTGTGACTTGGCCAGTAACCGGAGCAATTACAAAGGCGGTCGCATAATGGCAAGAATCGTACTCAACAATGCATCGGTCGTATTTGGAACAACTGATCTCAGCGATCACATTGCGAGCATTACGTTAAATTCAACATTCGACATAGTCGAAACAACTGCATTCGGAAACACAGCAAAGACACGTGTGGCCGGACTTGCAGATAATTCTGTAACGTTTGAATTTCACCAGGACTACGCAACTTCAAGCGTTGAACAAACAATCTATCCGTTACTTGGAACAGCAGTCTCAGTCGTTGCAAAGCCAGTAGCAGGAACAACAACAACAATCAATCCGCAATACACATTTTCTACGCTTGTCTCCGAATGGACTCCTCTAAATGGATCCGTCGGTGAATTAGCAACTGCGAGTGTGACTTGGCCGATCTCCGGCGCAATTACCAAAGCAACATCCTAAAGAAAATAGGGGGAAACAAAGATGGATGGATTAAACATCAAAGTCAAGACGACTGATGGCGTGGAAAAAACGTTCTCATTGCGTCCACGCATCATCGTCGAATTTGAACAGAAGTATGGCAAAGGTCTAACAAAACTAATCGGCGAAGAACAGAAACTCGAACATATTTATTATCTCGGGTGGCTTGCACTTAGAGCAAACGGAGTCGTTGTAAAACCATTTGGCCCTGAATTCTTAGACACGCTCGAAGGGGTTCAGTTAGATACAGACCCAAATTCAGAATCCACAGAGACAGCCTGACATATTCAATTGCAGCAGTTTCTGTGGAAACCGGAATAGATCCCGGCGCTTTGATGGATGCACCAGACGGCATCCTTGAAGCGATCGTGATTTATCTCAAAGAGAAGGCAAAGGCGGCAAACAAACATGGCCAATGAAGTCGTTGCAATTAGCGGCATCAAAGAAACCACTGCAGCCTTGAAGAAATTCGACAAAGACGCAGCTCGTCGGCTGAACAAAGTAATCAACGATGAGCTGCGTCGAGCCGAAGGCGATGCCAGAGATCAGATAGACAACAAGCCACCGATGAGTGGCTGGAGATCAACAGCAGCACAGAACCCACGCAAGGGCGTCAGAGGCGGCCAGGGCTGGCCTGCATGGGATCCGCAAGCAATCAGACGGGGCATCGTCAAAACTCGCTCAGAAGGCCGCGTGCGGTCGGATTACACCACTAGCGCAGGCGCACTCTTTAACAAGACCGCCTCCGGCGTTATCTTCGAAGTTGCAGGACGCAGGACACCAGGGCAGGGAACAGGCCGCCAGATGATCGGCGTCTTGAACGACAGGATCAGGAAAGCATCACGCGGAATCTGGTTTGTGATTGATCGCGATCGCCCTCGGGTTTATGCCAATGTGAGATCCGCAATGGACGAAGCGCAGAAGATTCTGCAAGCCAATCTAAATAAAGAGAAGGGATAACCGAGCATGGCAATAGGCGCAGTAGTAGCCCGGATTATTACCCAATACTCAGATAAAGGCAGCAAGGCAGCAGCCAGAGACATCAATAAACTCGGGAAATCTTTCGATAAATTTTCAGGCAAAGTAGCAAAATCCTTCGGAATTGCAGCAGCAGCCAGCGCAGCCTTCGCAGTCAAGATCGGTGTCGATTCAGTCAAGGCTGCAATCGCAGACGAAAAATCACAGGCCCTACTTGCCAATTCGCTTAGAAATACAACCGGCGCAACTGACGCCGCAATCGCAGCGACCGAATCTTATATTGACCAGACTCAGCGAGCATTCGGAGTCGTCGATGACGACCTTCGTCCGGCGCTTGCAAAATTGGCCTCAGTAACCGGCAGCGTTACAGCAGCGCAACAACTTCTCGGATTGGCGATGGATGTCTCCGCCGGTGGAAATGTAGATCTTGGATCAGCAACAAACGCAGTCACAAAGGCGCTTCAAGGAAATTACAAAGCGCTAAAAAACCTCGGCGTTCCAATTACAGACGCAATGGTCAAATCCAAAGACCTAAACGCCATACTTCAACTTACTGCAAAGACATTCGGTGGAGCAGCAGCAACTAGAGCAAACACCTTCGAATTCAGAATGATTCGTCTCAAAATTGCATTGGGAGAAGCTGAGGAAACACTCGGCAAGGCATTACTTCCAACAATTGAGGAATTATTCAAAACACTTACGACAAAAGTTATCCCGGCAATTCAAGAATGGCTGACAGAGAACGGCGACAAACTGGTCGCAGTTATGTCGAGTGCAATCAAGGCCGTCATCGGCTTTGCATTTGTAATATTTAAGACATTCGCATTCGTAGCAAAGCATAAAGAAGTCTTCGTATCACTTGGCGCGATATTTGCCGCAACATTCGTAGCAGGCAAGGTGATCGCATTCGTTACAGCGATACAAGGACTGGTCAAGGCTTACCAGGCAATCAGAGCAGCAGCGATCGGCGCAGCAGCAGCACAGGCAGCAGCCACCGGCGGAATTTCAGTAGCAGCAGCTGCCGCCGGCGTTGCCGCATTCGCAGCCACACTCGGCGGTCTTTATCTTGTCACTAAGAAGGCAAACGATGAGATGGGCAAGATGGAAGGAGCCGGCGAAGATTTAGAATTCTCCTTCGACGGATTAAACGGAACCACCGAAGACTATGTAAAGAATCTCGGCGGCCTTAATATCGATCTCAAGAACGGCGTCAAGAATACAAAGAACCTGACAGCAGCAGACCTCAAGCAGATTGCAACAAAGAAGGCGCTCGCTGCTTTGGCAAAATTAGGAATTAAACCAACGACAGAGACGGATCCAATCCAACTCGAAGCGGCACGTTTGAATTTAATCAAACAAAATAACATCGCAGAAGCAAAGCGCGTCGAAGCAATTCTTGCTAACTTAGAAGCGCAACTTAAGGCAAACGAAGCAATCAAGCGATACACAGACCTTCTCGGAGTTGTTGCAGATTCAACAATCTCCAATGAAGAGGTTGTATTACTTGCAGCAAAATGGGGGATTAGCAAAGAAGCAGTCGTTGCATATACGACTGCCATCTTTGCTGTTAACGATGGCAAAATTTCAACGACAGAAGTCGATAATCTTGCAAAGCAATGGGGAATCACAAAGCAGCAGGCAGGCATTTATCTCGACTTCTTCCAAGCGCTGAATGACGGCAAACTTGATCAGACAGAGATAAATAATCTCATGATTAAGTGGGGCCTTACCACTCTGCAAGTAGAAAATTATGCAACGCTTATCGCAAAGGGAGTAACACCTTCTGACCTTTGGCCACAGCCGGGAAATGCAGCAAAGAAGTCATGGGAAGATGCGCTCAGAGCACTCAACGATTACATTGCAAAATCCGGATCCACAATCACTGCTACTCCGCAACCGCCTGTAGCTCCGGCATTTGAACCATTTATCGGGCCAAAAGGCGGTATCGGAACGACGACGATATCCCCTACAGTTTCCAGCGTCCCGGCAGTTCAAGCGACTTTCGAGAAGGTATTCGCAGATATGTCTGCGATGGGAAATAATCAAACCCAATCAGCGATCCTGGCTTTATCTTCAGCTCGATACGAAGCCCTTGCAGCTTCATATGCCAATAGGCCAAAGCTCGCAGAAGGCGGCATCGTTACAAGTCCAACCACAGCTCTGATCGGCGAAGCCGGGCCAGAAGCCGTTATTCCACTCAACCGAATGGGATCAATGGGCGGATCTAATGTCAACATTGTCGTCAACGGCAGCGTGACCAGCGAAGGCGACCTCGTCAACGCGATCCGTAACGCGATCCTTCAGGGCCAAAATAACGGACAGGCGATCACAAAGACAGCGATCCAACTCTGATGGCAGGCATTCCACAGCTCGGAGCATCAATCGACTTCGTCAACGGCCCGGCCTTTATTTCGACCGCCTTCACATTGGGCGACAGCATCAAGGGCAAACTAGGAACAGGCCAGCTCGCAGACGCAGACGACTCGGTCGACATTTCCAGCATCATCATGCGATCATCAATCCGCAGAGGACGAAACCGCATCCTGAACAAGTTCGAAGCAGGAACGGCCGTCGTTGAGATCAAGGACGACAATGGCGACTGGAACCCGGCCAATACAGCAGGCCCCTACTACGGCAAGCTCGTACCGCTTCGAAAGATCCGAATCTGGGCCGATTACAACGGCGTCCGTTATTACCTTTTCTCGGGATTTATCACTAGCTACGATACGACATTCGCAATCGGAGCCAATGAAGTCTCCAGAGTGATCCTCAATTGCGTCGACGGCTTCCGCCTTCTCAATAACGCTGCAATCACCACAGTACCGGACACCGGAGCAGGGCAACTAAGTGGAACCCGAATCAACAAACTTCTCGACGTCGTCGACTGGCCTACATCACAAAGAGACATCAACGCCGGCGACAGCACGATGCAGGCGGATCCGGGAACGGCAGACAGAACCGTACTCGAAGCAATTCAAACAGTAGAAAATAGCGAGTTCGGTGGCTTCTTCTTGGACGCAGAAGGAAATGCAACCTTCTACTCAAGAACTACAGTCAGCCAGTACGCAGACTCGACCCCCACAGTTTTCAGCGACACAGGATCAGGAATCGGATACGCCCAGATTGACCTGGCCTTTGATGACACCTTGATCGTAAACGATGTCTCAGTTCAAAGATTAAACGGCACAAACCAGACGGTCACCAGCCAGACATCGATAGATAACTACTTCATCCATTCAGGAGCCAGAACAGGCATCCTGGTGCAATCAGATACAGAAGCTCTAGATCAAGCGACCATGATCTTGCAATCGCGCAAGGACGCGACCCTTCGTATTGATTCTATGACGCTCAACCTGGTCGACGACGGACAAACCGCTCGCAACATCGCAGGCATCAACCTGGAGATATTCGACCTGGTAAACATAACAAAGACCATGCCGGGATCAACATCCATCACCAGCGAATTATTCGTCCAGGGTTTACAGCATGACATTACAAGGACAACATTTACCACTAAGATACTGACTAGCGAACCGATCATCCAGGCATTCATTCTAGATAGCACATCACAGGGAATTCTGGGCGTCGCAGGCGTTCTCAGTTACTAATAAGGAGAAATCATGGCAGGAGCAGGCTACAAGTTATTCGCAACAGGAGACGTGCTGACAGCAGCGCAAGTCAACACATACCTGATGCAACAAACCACGATGGTATTCGCATCTTCAGCAGCTCGAACCACAGCCCTGAGCGGCGTGATTGCAGAAGGCATGCTCTCCTACCTTACAGATACAAACGCGCTCCAATATTACGACGGCGCAGCTTGGCAAGATGTGAGCAACCCAGGAGACATCACAGGAGTTACAGCAGGAACAGGACTCACAGGCGGTGGCACTTCCGGATCCGTAACGCTTGCGATTGATTCAACGGTTGCAACTTTGACCGGCAGCCAGACATTGACAAACAAGACCCTGACATCACCTGTGATCACTACGCCAAAAATTGCTATTGGTTATACAGCAAAGACAGCAGCCTACACAGTAGCAAGTGGCGACGAAGGTTACTTGTTCTCAATGAACAACGCGGCAACTGCACAGTTCTCAATTCCAACGGATGCAACATTCAACTTCGCAATCGGCACTGAGATCCACTTCGTATGGATTACAGGAGCAGGGCAGCCCACGATCGGCGCAGTAACACCAGGAACGACTACTGTGATCTCAACAGGAGCCACCAGTGCGACCCCCAAGTTGAGAGTGGTCAATTCAGCTGCAACCGCCATCAAGCTCGCAGCAAACTCCTGGTTAGTGGTTGGCGATCTCGCATAATGTCACCCATCTTAGGCATTATGGCTAGTTCAATCAGTGGAAGCAAAGCCGTAACTAATTCCTATGAGTCTATTGCTACTGTCACGGTTGGTTCGGGTGGCTCTTCGACTATTACTTTTTCATCAATTCCTAGCACTTACAAGCATTTGCAAATTCGTTGGATTGGAAGAAGCACTCGAAGCCTTTTTGTTGATGGTTCAATTGTCAGATTCAATGGAGATTCGGGGTCAAATTATTCAAAACACAATCTTTATGGAACTGGTCTTGGTTCAGTTGGTGGAGAAAATTCAACAAGTCAAACTGGTATAAATCTAGGTGATACTATCGGTGCAACCGCGACTTCTGGAAATTTCACACCTGGGGTTATTGATATTTTAGATTATCAAAATACTTCAAAATATAAAACTTTAAAAGCATTGCAGGGATATAACTTTGATAGCAATACAAGTGTTATAGGGTTCAAATCAGGTTTATGGATGAGTACCTCTGCCATTACATCAATCACGATAACACCTGAGATAGCAAACTATGCTCAGTATTCATCATTTGCTTTATATGGAATTAAGGGGTAAATCAAATGGCAGCAGGAAGCACATATACACCGATTGCTACAACTACTCTTGGAAGCAATCAAACAAGTGTTACATTTAACTCATTTTCAGGTTATACAGATTTGCGCCTTGTATGCGCTTTAACTTCTTCTGCTAATCAAAATAACTATATTCAATTTAATGGTGATACTGGTTCAAATTATTCATCAACATATATTCAAGGAGATGGCACTTCGGCTGCTTCAGGTCGAGCATCAGGAAGTGCTTTTGGATTTGTTGATTATGTAGGTTCTACTGCTCAACATACTTTGACCATTGATATAATGAATTACTCAAACAGCACTACTTGGAAAACTTGGTTATCTCGCGGTGGCAATGCTGGAAATTTGACTATTTCTTATGTTGGTGTTTGGAGTAGCACTTCTGCAATCACAAGTCTTACATTTAACAATGGCACAGGTAGTGGATTACTTACAGGTTCTCAAATAACCCTTTACGGAATCGCGGCAGCATAATGGCTAATACTTATACTCTTATTGCTTCTTCAACTGCTGGATCAGGTGGAGCAACTGATTTTACTTTTAGTTCAATTCCTAATACTTATACAGATTTGGTTTTGGAGTTTTCTGTAAGAACAGATTATACAAGCACATTTGATGGTTGTCTGTTAAGAATAAATGGTGATACTGGTGCAAATTATACTATAAGAAATGTGAGAGGTAATGGATCAGGGGCAACTTCGGCAAGTGGTAGCGGAGTTACAAATTTATTTGTTGGTTCAATTCCAGGAGTAAATGCCACATCTTCAACATTTCAAAATGCTGCAATATATTTTCCCAATTACGCAGGTTCATCCAATAAATCATTATCAATTGATTCTGTAAGTGAAAACAATAATACTACTGCTTATGCGTTACTTGCTGCTGCTCTTTGGTCAAGCACTAGCGCCATAAATACTTTGAAGCTTTATCCTGAAGTTGGTACAGTCTTTGTCCAATACTCAACCGCCTACCTATATGGAGTAAATAATGCCTAATCCAACACGAATCGAAATCAACTGCACCACAGGTGAAGAGTCAATTATTGAATTGACTGATGCTGAAGTAGCAGAGATGACCTACGCAGCTGAACTAGCAGCTGAACGCAAGGCTGAAGAAGATGCCGCAGCAGAAGCACTTGCTGCACTTAAGGCATCAGCTAAGGCGAAGCTCGTTGCAGGCCAGCCTTTGACGGCAGAAGAAGCAGACACGCTCGTCCTTTAAATGGGATACCAGGAAGGCGACTGCACCAGGGAGCCAACCAGAACGATTGACGATGCCGTTGATCAAGTAGAAGCATCGGGGATCCAGAAGAAACCAGGAGAGATCAGTGGGAATCAGCACCCGGCAAGTCACCGTAACCACAGCAGCAACGGCGCTCGTTGACGCGACGCAAGAATCCGAAATGGTCTACTTACACAGCGTGAGTGGAACTTGCTACTTAGGAAACAGCGACGTGACTACCAGCACCGGATACCGGATGGATAACGGCGACAAGATTGCAATCGAGAACAAGGCAAACGGAATCTGGGCGATTACGACTACAGGAACCGTTATCATGAATGTCATGGCAATAGGCAAATGACAGCGCAAGATTACGCAGCGCTTACGGTTTCAATTATCACGATTGCTGGAGCCTTTGCAGCAATAACCAGATGGCTCGTCAAGCATTATCTGGCCGAATTAAAACCAAATGGTGGCAGCTCGGTAAGCGATAGAATTTCAAGAGTCGAAAGCAGAGTGGACGAGATTTATAGCCTACTCTTAGAAAATAACAAACCAAGAGGGGGCAGGAAATGAACCAACTGAATAAGTTTATCGAAGTAGCAAAAGCAGAACTCGGCTACATCGAAGGGCCTCAAGATAACGAAACGAAATATCAGAAGGCAAAGCAGCCCTGGTGCGGAGCCTTCGTGAACTGGTGCGCAAAGCAGGCAGGGATCAAGATCCCAAACTGCACATACACGCCAGCAGGAGCCACAGCGTTCATGGATAAGAACGCCTGGACACTTGCGCAAGCAGCAGATCCACAGCCAGGAGATATCGTCTTCTTTGACTTCCCAGGAGACGCGCTCGATCGCATTTCACACGTTGGAATCGTGATCACAAATAACGGCAACGGCACAGTAACCACAATTGAAGGCAACACCAGCCCGGACAAGAAGGGCGACCAGCGCAACGGCGGCGAAGTTTGCCAGAAGATACGCGCATACAAGAAGAAGAATCGCGGCAAGGTTCAACCATCTCTGCCAGTATTTATCGTAGGATTTGGCCGCCCTAAGTTTAAGGAGATCACAAATGGATAAGAAGAAGCTCGAAGCAATTGCAATGACATATCTGCGAGCAGGAGCAGCAGCAATCGCAGCTCTTTATCTTGCAGATCCAAACCGCCCACTGAAGGAATACCTTGCAGCAGGAATCGCAGCAGTCGCTGGCCCAATCTTGAAGGCGATAGATCCCAAAGCAACCGAGTTCGGACGCGGAGCAAAGTAGTAAATGAATCGGGGGGAAATTCTTCAAGAAGCAGCTCGACTCACAGCCAAAGATCGCCAGAACATCTACGGCGATCCAAGAACCAACCACTGCAGAATCGCAGATTTATGGACGACATATCTCGAGCAACAGATAACTCCACAGCAAGTGGCGATATGCATGGCGCTAGTTAAAGTCGCACGTTTAATGCAGACAGAGACAGAAGACTCCTTCGTGGATTTAGCGGCCTATGCCAGCATCGCCGGCGAGATTGCGACAAATCAATGAACGAAATGATTATCCTTGTACCAACCAGAGGACGCCCACGCAACGCAGTCGAATTATTGGCAGAGCACGACAGCCTTTCAACACATTCAGACATCCTCTTCATTATTGACGCAAACGATCCAGAGCACGATGCCTACGAATACGAAGTCGGCAAAGACAAGTGCATGACGATTGAGAACGAAACCCGGGGGATGGCTTACCCAATCAACAAGGCAGCGAGTGCGATCGTAAAGAAAGGCGAATATAAATACTTCGCCTTCCTCGGCGACGACCACCGCCCACGCACAGCCGGGTGGGATGCACTTCTTATCCAAGCGATGCAGAAGCGACCGTCGATGGCCTACGCAAATGATTTATTCCAGGGAGAACGACTTCCAACCATGATCGCGATGACATCTGACATCGTCAAAGCGCTCGATGGAATGGTTCCGCCAAAGATGAAGCATTTATATCTTGACAATTTCTGGAAGAAACTAGGCCAGGATTTAGGAGCGCTGACTTACATCGACGCCGTCGTTGTAGAGCACATGCACCCGATGATAGGCAAAGCAGAATGGGATGAGGGATACAAGGAAGTCAACGCGACCGAAATATACGCATTCGACGCACTCGCCTACAAGAACTACATCGAGAGCGAAGCCTACGAATTGCTCAAGCGCAAAATAAGGCCATGAAGCAGCTCATCACTTATTCTTTATACGGCAGCGAAGAGCGATACACGATCGGCGCGATCAAGAACGCAATTCTGGCCATGCGCCACTTTAAGGGATACACGCTGCGCTTCTACACCGGAGCCTCTGTCCCAGAATCCATCAAGCAAACCCTGCGCCTCTTCCCCCACGTGCAGCTCGTAGATCAGGAAGACCCCGAAGACCACCGGGCCAAACTCTGGAGATTTCAGGCGCTGACAGATCAGGAATACGACGTCGTTCTCAGCCGCGATGCAGATGCCAGGCTGACGCACCGAGAACGGATTGCGCACGAAGAGTTTCTGGCAAGCGGCCTCAATTTCCACATTATGAAAGACCATCCCACAGGCCACAATTATCAGATCAGCGCCGGCATGTTTGCAGCTCGAACAAAGGCGATCCCGGCACATTTGGATTATTACGAACCAGGCGATTATTACACCGCCGATCAGGACTGGCTAGCGGCCCACCTTTGGCCGTTGATCAAGGAGAGCACCCTGATCCACGATGAGAGCTACGAAACCCCCACAGAAGGCCAGAGCAAGCGCCGCCCATTCCCGATCGCAAAGAAGGCCACGCTGCACCACATCGGGGCGGCTTTAGAAGCAGATGACCGCTTCGTTTTCAGCATTGACCAGGCGATGGCAAAGGCCGAATCAGGAAGCAACAAATACCTGGCAGAATGGCTCGTATGAAGATTTTAATAACAGGAGACGCCGGCTTTGTCGGCCGCGCCTTCCACAGAGCACTCGACGACAAAGGCCATGAGATCACCGGCATCGACATCGCAAACGGAATCGACTGCAGAGATTTCTTCAAGAAGGACGACACCAGATACGACGTCGTTATTCACCTCGCCGCGATCGTCGGCGGCCGCGCCACGATTGAAGGGAACCCTTTGGCCGTTGCCAGCGACCTGGCGATCGACAGCGACATGTTTCAGTGGGCAGTAAGAACGAAGCCGAAGCATCTCGTCTATTACAGCAGCTCGGCGGCCTATCCGATTTATTTGCAAAGAGCCGCCTACCAGCAACGACTTCGAGAAGGCGACATCAACCTCGATCACATTCGAACCCCGGACTTCAGTTACGGATGGGCGAAATTGACCGGCGAAACTTTGGCCAGATACGCCAGAGCAGAAGGCATCAAAGTACACGTCCTGCGGCCATTTAGCGGCTACGGCAGCGACCAGGCGCTCGATTACCCATTCCCATCGTTGATTGCACGCGGCAAAGCCAAACTGAATCCGTTCGAAATCTGGGGAACAGGCCAGCAAGTCCGCGACTTTATCCACATCGACGATGTAGTTGCAGCTACCTTCGAAGCGATCACAAACGACATTCAAACTTTGAACCTTTGCACCGGGCGACCGGTTTCATTTATCCAGCTCGCAGAGATGATCATGCTGGCGCAGGGATACCTCGCACCGATCAGGAATCACCCAGGCAAGCCAGCCGGAGTCGAATACCGAGTCGGTGACCCCACAAAGATGCTGCAGATTTACGAACCAAAGATCAGCCTGGAAGAAGGAATCGCCAGGGCGCTCAAAGAATAAAAATACCCCCCACAGCCAGGAAACAGGCGATGGGGGGCATTTCTTGCTAAAGGAGATCGGATGGATCCCGGATAGATCGCATCTCCTTAGCAATGGCCCGATTGCCCCAATAGACCAGGAACCAATCAGGAAGAACAGGAAGGCGCAGCTCTTTCTTTGGCAGCAGCACAATCAGGAAAGACCAAAGGCCAAAGAAGAGGCCGAAGGAGAACCAGAACCAGATCCGGCGGCCGTATGCCAGCGCCAGGATCCCGGCAGCAGGGGCAATGGCCAGATTCCACCAGCTCATCGGATGTAGGCCTTCAGAGCATCCACGATCACTTCGCTGACCGATTTCTCATCGGCGGCAGCTTTGGACTTTACAGCAGCCCATAGGGAATCGGACACCCGGACAGAACGCATCTTCTTAGCGGCCATTGGCAATCACCTCGTCGATCATAGACGAACAGGATCCGTAACCGGAACCAGTCCAGCAGACATCGCGAGTGGCAAAGGTGAACAGGCTCAGCAGGAGCAAGCCGATCACGATCGCCACAGCGCGGCGTCGGCGCACGAACTTCGGATCCATCTTCATCATTTCAGACTCCTAAGCGCCTGGAGATAGGAAGGAAGCGTAGCCAGGGTATTCACCATGACCGCCTCCATGAGCTTGTCATCGCCAGATTCGACGGCAGCCAGCAGATTATGCGAAGCCGTATACATCGCATCGCAGATATCCGTATGAATTGCTTTCATTGCACCCATTTATTTCACCTCATATTCGGAATGTTTAGGAAGACAGAAGACGCACATATTCATCCAGTAGCGCTCGCCATTTGGATGTTGATATTGGCGCTTGTAGATTGCCTGCCAGCGACCATCACAGGCATCGCAATCAGGAAGACCGGCAACCTTCATCTGGGGCTTTTGATTCAACATTATCGACCATCCCATGCAGCTTTAGGAGCATAAGGCGAGACTTTGGAGTTCGAACCGATTTCAGAAGTTGCGATCCAGACGACAGGTAAGCCGCCGGAAATACCGTCGTCCTCATCTTCATCGGAATCGTTATCAACCAAAGAGATGCAATCGATGACGGCAGAGAGAGGATACGAAGGCTGCTGCGCAACCATGACATCGGCCTCGGCCAGTTCGGGGAATTCTTCCAT